CCTAGCAGTTGAAGACAATGACAACGGACTTGTAACTACAGATCCATATTTGGCTGTTTATTATCCAAGTGGATTTACAAGTGACAACTTTGGTAACAATGTTGTTGTTCCACCAAGTCATATGATGCTGAGAACTATTGCACTTAGCGATCAAGTATCGTTTCCATGGTTTGCTCCAGCAGGTACAAGACGTGGTGGCATTACAAACGCAAGTTCAACAGGATATATTACATCAGAAGGTGAATTTAAATCAATAGCACTAAATGAAGGTCAAAGAGATACACTGTACGCAAATGCAGTTAACCCAATTACATTCATTACAGGTGCAGGTTTAGTTGCTTTTGGTCAGAAAACAAGACAGTTAGCAGCTAGTTCATTGGATAGAATCAATGTAGCACGTTTGGTTATCTACTTACGTAGTCAGCTAAATCAACTTGCTAAACCATACTTGTTTGAACCAAATGACAAGATCACACGTGATGAGATCAAACAAGCTGCAGAGAGCTTAATGCTTGAACTTGTTGGTCAAAGAGCACTATACGACTTCTTAGTTGTATGTGATGAGTCAAACAATACTCCAGCAAGGATTGATAGAAATGAACTATACCTAGACATTGCTATTGAACCTGTTAAGGCAGTTGAATTTATTTACATTCCACTGAGACTTAAAAATACTGGAGAAATAGCAGGACTATAAGAATGATAAATACTTATAGATTAGGAGCAAATTAAATGGCAATATCAACACTATCAAAAATTACAGTGCCTTTGGCAAGCGGAGATTCTGCAAGCAACCAAGGCCTGTTGATGCCCAAACTACAATATCGTTTTAGGGTATCTTTGGAAAACTTCGGAACTTCAACTCCGACAACAGAATTAACCAAGCAAGTTGTTGATGTAACTCGTCCAAATGTATCATTTGAGCAAATGACATTAGACATTTACAATTCAAAGGTATATTTGGCAGGTAAACATACTTGGGAACCAATCACACTTAACTTGCGTGAAGATGTAAACAACAACGTTCAAAAACTTGTTGGTGAGCAACTTCAGAAACAGTTTGACTTCTTCGAACAGTCAAGCGCAGCATCAGGACTTGATTATAAGTTTACAACTAGAATTGAAATTCTAGATGGTGGTAACGGTGCTAACACACCTAACGTGCTTGAAACATTTGAATTATACGGTTGTTATTGTGAAAGTGCAAACTACAATTCACTTGCATATGCAACTTCAGATGCTGTAACAGTTACATTAAACATACGTTATGACAATGCAATCCAGACACCACAAGGTACTGGTATTGGTACAGCAGTTGGACGTACAGTAAATACTTTAGTTACTGGCGGCGGCGCATAATACAATAAAGTTCCTAATCTTTAAAGGGGTACTGATTTTTATCAGTATCCCTTTTTCATTATATACGCACATATTTTAATAAGATAAATATTAGTATGGGAAAGTTCACAGGTTTTTTAGATAATTTAGCAAGTGGCGCACTTAGTCCAAAAGGCAACCTTGGCGACTTTAGACACGCCAGCAAAACATTTGTAGAAGATGCATTTAGATTAGCACCTAAATCCAAATTTCTTTATCATGTTTATTTCCAATTCAATCCAGTTGCATTTGATAACATTAAAGAACTTGGAGAAAAACACAAAACTGAAATTGGTTTATTGGTTAAAAATGCAGATTTGCCAAAGTATACTGCAACTGTAGATACAAAGAAAAAATACAATAGAATCAAAAATGTACAAACTAGCATCAGTTACGATCCAGTCAACATAACATTTCATGATGATAACTTTGGTGTAACAACTGCTATCTTAGAAGCATACTATAGATATTATTTTGCAGACGGCAACTATGGCAAACTTCCTTATGCTTACAATAAAAATTTTGTAAACAACAATATTTCTGCACCTCCAGGGATTGGTCCACCTGATAGAAGATATGATAAAATTCCGGGAGACAATACATACCTAGGATCAATATATAACGAGTATGCATATGGTTTAGACAATAATGTTACTGTTCCGTTTATTAATAATATTCAAATAAGTCAATTGTCAAGAAAAACATATACAACCTATACGTTAGTCAATCCAATTATTACCAATTGGGGTCATGACAATGTTGACTCAAGTGACGGAGCAGGTATGATGGAAAATCGTATTACTGTTGCCTATGAAGCTGTTTGGTATGACAGAGGAAGTATAGAAGCAGGAGCGAATGGTAATCCAACTGGTTTTGGAGATCCAGCACATTACGATACGACACCAAGTCCTGCAAGTTTACTTGGAGGAGGACAACTTGGACTAGGTGGAATTTTTGGCGCAGGCGTAGACTTATACGATTATATTACTAAAGGTGGCGGCAAATTTAGCAATCCGTTTGAAGCAGGCTTAGCAGCAGCTCAATTGATAGGAAATGTAAGAGGATTAAGTTCTGAAGGTTTACGTGAAGAAGGCTTTAGTTTATTAAAAGGAGCAATTGGTGCGGCAGCAGGAACAGATGTAAGCGGAGTAAGTAATGCATTCTTTCCTAAAAATGGCGGCAGTGGCGGAGCAACAGATGTTTTATTAGGAGCAGCCGCAGTTGCAGGGTTAAGTGCTATTAGTAAAGTAAGTAGTAACAGTAGTCCTGCTGAAATAGAAAGTGCAGCAAAACAAGCATTTGGCAAAGACTATCAAGCACAAGGAAATGCAGGCGGAGTAAATGAAAGAAATGCAGCATACAATGCACTTCCTGATGGTGCTAAACAAGCATATAGAAATCAAGTGACAGGAACTTAAGATGAGCGAATTACCAAAACAAACAAAAAAATCAGATCAAAAAGTAATAGAATTTTTTGATACATATTTTGATAAAAAATTAAGTTTTCCAAGTAACCAAGTTGATGCAGTCATTGGATTTTTTACCAAAAGAGGATTTGATAAAGAAGCAGCAATAAGTGTTGGAAGTGTGCTATTGCAACAATCAAAAATTGATTCAGTAAATGTTTTTCAGTTGTTAGATACTCTAAAAGGACTAGATAGTGTTCAACTAAGTTCAATTGTTACGGAAGTACTCAACTATAATAGAGCAAAAACAAGCACACTCGGATTTAAACGAACACAACAAGTTGAAAAGTTAGAAAAAAGAAACATAGTGGTATAATGCTATGTCTCGTTTTGCCCAAGGTAAGTTTAATTGTAAAAATCCTCAAAAATATGTAGGAAGAAAACATCCAACTTATAGAAGCAGTTGGGAGTTTGCTTTTATGAGATTTTGTGACGAACATCCTAATGTTGCACAGTGGGCAAGTGAAGCAGTACGCATACCTTATCGTAATCCACTAACAGGAAAACACACAATTTATGTTCCGGATTTCTTTGTAGCATATGTTGATCGTAATGGTAAACAGAGAGTAGAGGTTATAGAAGTTAAACCTGCTAATCAAACCATTAGAGAAAAAGTTGGACGCAGTAGACACAATCAAGCAAGTTATATACTTAATCAAGCCAAATGGGAAGCAGCAACTGCTTGGTGTAAACAACAGGGAATATATTTTCGTGTAGTAAACGAAACAGATATTTTCCATCAAGGAATGAGAAAGTGACAGAAAAAGAATATTTTAATTTATTAATTCATCATTTAGGAGGACTACCTAAGAAGCGAACTATGGGTGCAAAATTCTTGAGAGGCTTTCCGAGATATATGGCCGAAAAAAAAGCATTTGTTGATTTATATGATTGGACTAACATTAAAAGTGCAATTGATATAGGAACAGGAATTGGTATTCTACCTTGGCTATTGATGCAAAAAGGTATCAAAGTTCAAGCAACAGAAATTATAGAAGAAATAAAAAATCCAAAAGGCACATATAACATATGCTGTAGTGCAATAGGAATAGATTTAATACCATTGTATATTCACAACAATCAACCTATGAATTTTCCCGGTCATTTTGACATACTAGTAGCTAACAGAACAGTTTTTGATAGAGAATGTATGAAGCCTGGTGAAAAATTTAATTGGGATTTCTTTCTAGGCGATGCATTTAAGTATGTAAATTATGTTTTTATAAAAACAAACAGTGGTAGTAAAACAGGACCCGGTTTTGGCACCTGGTTGCAGAAGTATACATTTAAAACTAATGGAAATTGGCACATTAAACTATCAAAAAAAGAATATCAAGAGCATTTTAGAGATTAGAAGTAGTCGATAAATATATTAGCAGTTATTGGCGAGAAATAATGACAAAAAAACTAGAAGAACTATTAAACATGCCAGACTCTAAAGAAATTATAGAAGAGTCTCGTAATGCAGATAAAGCCCAACAGGCAGTCGTTGAGCAAGAAGAAACAGCTCGCAGTATCCAAGAGCTTGACAAAATTACTGCTGCACTACCTCAGGTTAAAGGTTTAGGCGAAATGGCAGATAATGAACTTAATGAAGTTTCGCAAAAATCTATGCAGGCATATGAAGATCTTATGGACTTAGGTATGAACGTTGAAAGCCGTTATTCAGGACGTATTTTTGAAGTCGCTGGCAACATGCTCAAAACTAATTTAGATGCAAAAGTAGCTAAACTAGACAAAAAACTTAAGATGGTTGAGCTACAACTTAAAAAAGAAAAGCAAGACAAAGACGGATCTGTAGATGGAGATATGGTACAGGGCGAAGGCTATGTAGTTACAGATCGTAATAGTTTGCTAGAAAAACTCAAGAATATGGATAAATAACATATAATAGGATCACGTGATATGAGAAAATTTGTAGAATACTTAACAGAAGCACAAAAAACTTATAAA